ATTGGACTGAAGTTCCTATTGCTTATGCTAAAAACAACCTTAGTGAGAGCGCAACTCAATGGGCACCTCACGGACCTTATCTTTCTGTTGGAGTTACTGACTCCAGGAAAGGTGGCGCGGTTTGGATTGATAACGGAGCTCAAGTTTCTGGTACTGCTACTTTAACCGGAACAGATGAAATGTCAATTAGAATGTCCAGATGGACTGGAAGCAAATTCGAAGTAGACACAGTTCTTTCAGGCATTACGGCGGCCATCGGATTCTCTATCACAAAATCTGGTTACTACGCATTTGAATACATTAGATCAGACCAAACATTGCCCTTTGGTAGTGGAGATTTCTCTCTTAAGATAACAATGACAGCAGGTACTGTTTTTCGCCACTTCGGTTTACCTCAAATTGATTCTCAATTTGGAAGTTTTACGGAGTGTCGTTTGAATGCCCTAAGCTTAATGTACACAAACACCTCGCCTGTTTTAGATCTTGCTGGTGATTTATCAGCTATTCAGATTTCAGGAGCCAACAACTGGCAACAATGGGTGGATTACCCTAAATTATCACAAGCCCAGAACAATTTCAGACATGTTGCAAAAAATGGGTTCTACGGTTTCATGAAACCTGCAATGGTCGAAGATTTCGATATTAAGCCATTCATTGAACTCGGCGGAGTCAATGGCAATATCGTTTCAAAGTACTACTTCCAATTGGACACTAAACTAAATTTCTTGGCGGTTGGAATACACATCCCAGACACACAAGGGAGAGTTGGTTATTGGACTTTAACCACGGGAATTGAGTTTCAAACACCGTCACAGTACTTTTCGTTAAGAACACCTAGAATTGATGCCAACACTTTTCAAACCGGAATTTCACAAATGCGAAATGTTAAACAATTCGATGAAAACCCGTTACATTTGAAGGATATCTTCGCTACTGCAAAAAGAATCGCAGACACTGTTGTTAAATACGGTGGGATAGCCTCAAAAGCTGCTGAATTTATTGGTG